ACCCTGTACCGCCTCCGCCGCCGCCCGCCACAACGAGATATTCAATCGTTGGGGTTGCGTTGGTTCCACCAGCAATGAAAAAGTTCTTCGCGGCAAACATTACGGCGTGTATCCCTGTGAGTAGGAGCCATACCAATTCGTCCCGTCAGAGACGAACGTCAAAATGTCCATCTTGCCAGCCGTGGCAGTGATCGTGGGTGCGCCAGAGGTCGGCCACTTCACGCTCGTGAACGTCGCCGTTCCGTTGCCAGTAGTCGCTGCCTGCTTTAGGAGCAAGATAAAGGACTTGCCAGCGGTGGCGGTTGGCATTGTAAACGTGCAAGCCGTGGAGGCTGTAAGAGTCGCGGTCTGAACGGTGCCGGTCGCCAAGCTGAGAGTGTTGGCAGTGGTGACGGTGCCAATGGCGACAACGGTCTCGCTGTAGCTGCCGAGGGTCGTGTTGCCAGTGACGCCAAGAGTCCCCCCAACGGTGGCGTTGCCCGTGACAGTGTCCGCAGGCGTTGTGATGCCGGTGGTGCCGTTTAAGGTTATCGCCATTGGATTGCTCCCTTATTCATACATGATGTTGATGGAGCCAGCGTCGAAGGTGTCGGTTCCGTTGGCGGTGATGCGGACGCGGTCGAGAGCACCGGAAAGGGAAACTGATCCACCAAAGTAGTGGGTGAGAGCTTGATTGGTGTAGCCCATAGTCCCAGACGCACACCAAGTGTTTGCTGTCAAAAGGCATAATGTTGCGACCCCAGACCGCGCATTTGCCGCAAGAGCAGATGCATTTGATTCAACGAGAAATCCGGTTGACATGGAAAGTGACGCCATGCCGGAACCGCCACCTGTTGCGGAGCCAGTGTAGCCTGTCGTTGTGAAGGAACCAGACCCGATTTGGATGATTACCTGAGCAGTACCTAACAAAGACACCCCATTAAAAATCACTGTCACCCGCTTCACCCAAGACGGGATGCTGGTGAAGTCGATGCTGGTGCCGCTGGTGGAAGCAACCGCAGTGCCCTGCGTGATCTTCTGTGTGGCCGTGTAGGTCGAACCGTTGGTGCTGAAGGGGATTTGTCCGATAGCTGATGGAGTCGGCAATCCACCGCCTGCTGGCGCTTGGCTGGTCCACGCAGTCCCATTGCTCGTCAAGACGTTTCCAGCAGTGCTGGGGGCTACAGCAACAGCCGCAACGCCGCCAACCGTAGCAGTCCCCGCCACCGTCAGGTTGTTGCCCACGGCCACATTGCCGCTGGCGTCGTTGACGATGTTGATCGTCGTTGCAGAGGGGTGCTGGACGTTGATGGATTTGAGAGTGCTAATGGTAACCTCCTATTGAACAGGAGCGAGCGCAGCGATCTGCGCTGACAATGCTGCAAGCTGGGCTTGTAGCTCTTCAAGAGTGGGCTTGGGCGGAACAACAGCCGCAGCGGCGGCGGCGAGCGTTGCAGCCTCCTCTTCGGGGGTGAAGGGGACTACGGTGACTTCGCCGGTCTCGGCGTTGAGGATAACGTGTTCCATCATCAGTTCCACCCGTAGATGTAGATCGTGCCAGAATTAAAAGCTGGGCCGGTGTTCCAACTAAATTGCAACGCATTGATCGGGGCCGCGCTCAATGTTGCGATTTGGTTGCTGAGAGCGTTTCCCGATATAGCGGACCCAAGCGGCCTTATTGAAAGGCTGCTGTTAGCAAGCCAAATATAATTTGGCCCGTACAAGTTTGTTGCGCTTCCGGCAGAAAGGTTTGAGGTTGCTCCGTATGACGATCCGTTATTGGTTGATGCTGCTACTAAAAGTGCAGTGCTGGTTGCTGTACTTTGCACATTAGACAAAACAATCAACAAATTCTTGTAGGTCGTTGCCAACCCCGTAGCCGACTGCGTAGTCCCGCTGGTCGTCGTCAACGTGGCGAGCAGCGTGAGGCTTGCAGAAGCGGGCACTGCGCTCGTCCAGTTTGTCCCGTCGCTTGTCAGCACGTTTCCGCTGGTGCCGGGAGATGTGAGGCCAGTGCCCCCTTGGGCAGCCGTGACAGCAGTCCCCGACTGAAGGATCGTCCCGCTCGTATTAGGCAGCGTCAGTGTCGTGTCCAACGACCCCGTACCTGCGTCAAGAGTGACAGAACCGCCACCAGAGTTGGTTTTGATCGTTACGGGCATCTTAAACCACCGTCCATGTCGAGCCAGAGGGGATAGTTACCACAACGCCGCTTGCTACGGAGATGGGGCCAAATGTTCCGGCATTCTGACCAGTTGGAATTGTGTAGTTAGCGTTTACGGTCTGCCCATTGTTGTAGAAAATGTTGTCGCCACTTCCACCAGTAGCACCACCACCAATGCTACCCCATGCAGTACCGTTATAACCTTCGAACGCTGTCGTCGTAGTATTATATCGAAACATACCAGCGGCGGCGGTAGCCGGGCGCTCACCCGTTGTTCCGATAGGGGGGATCATCGACTGACCAGTGGAGTCGATGGCTATTGGCAGCTCCTGCATCGCACCAGCGCTGGCGGAACTACGCCCAAGCACCTTACCGGCAGCGAGCGTAATGGTGTGCTCCGCGTTCCAGTTCGACGGCTGGACAAGCGTACTGTCCGTACCGTCTGCCTTAGGAGACGTAAATGCGTGCTTAACTGAGATAGCCATCCCGGTTACTCCCCGATTAGGTCACCGTGAAGATGCCATTGGTAGCATCAAAGTCCACAGTGAGCGTCTCGGTATCGTTCAGTGTGATGGACGAACCATAGTCCCACCAAGACACAAGGGGTTTGGCAGGGGACGTCTGGGTGTCGTTGTAGAGTACCGCGTAACGAAATGGTCCGATGGTTCCACCAGAAGCGGTGAACACGATATCGGTGCCAGTAACCTTGGCGACACCAGACGAAGTGGACGACGTGATCGTCGTCGCCGTTCCGCCCGCAGTGTAACCGTTGCCAGCGCTGATCTCTGTCAAATCGGCCTTGACGCTGTTGGTGTTCACGGGGGCCGTGTTAGTGAGCATTACCTTGAAGGTATTCGAAGCAAAGTTGTGCTTTCCCTCAATGAGGTCTTTTGTGAAGACCAAAAACTTATTGTACGAAGCCATCTCGCATTCTCCAGTTAGCTATGGGCTACCAAGCTCTGCGGCGAGCAAACGTCTGGGGAAACCGCCAACTCTGCCCACGATACACGTTTCGGTGCTGCGCTTCAACTTTGGCCATAGCCATAGTGTTTTGAAAACGCTTCATGTGGTAAATAGCCATCCGCTCGTTGGAATACGGCTTGGCAATTTGTGACATCATCCGTCCAAGGACGCCGTCGATAATATCGACCCCATACTTCTCAAGTATCCAATCTGGATACTCGGGATAGCCATCGCGCGTGACAGGGTCTTTGACAGACAAGGCTAGCTGAAGCGTATAAGTGTCTGCCTGATTTGGATAATTTACCAGAGTGATCTCGCCCGGCGTCTTCATGAGCGCCGCCACCGTAACCCCGTCAGAGTTAACGACACCCATCAGACGTTGGATGTTAGCTACTCCAGTGGGCGTGACATAGTATGTTTTGTTGTCAGTTGTGACAGCAAAATCAATGTCTTCCGTCCAGATGTTGGTCGCGCTAAAGAACTGGTCCATAGCGGAGAAGTACTCAAGCTTGAGGGCCTCGTCAGTAGCGCCCGGCAAGCGAATACGAAGGTTATCCATCAGTCGGTTAAGATCAGCAGTCATAGACCCCTCACGACTGTATGGACAGCATCTGCGCTACGAACTTGTTGAGGAACACGGAAGCGCGAGCATCCTGCGAGTTCTCATCATCTCGAAGCTGGGCCTGTCCGCAGATGTAATAGAGCAGGGACACACGATACATTGGGTCCATGGCGACGGAAGTCGAGGACATATTCGTAGTCGTGTATGTCGGGATAGTGGAGCGGAAGTAAGAGCGAACAAGCTCCGGGCGAAGACGCCGCACTTCCAGCAGTCCAAGGTTCAGGTTCTCAACCAGCTCACTATCAGAATAACGATAGTCGGGGATCGTATCCTGCAAGAGGGTACGAGCATTCCGAACGTAGTCTGCAACGGTGTCGAGAGCCATGATGTTTCCCCAAGGAAAGAATAGGAGCCCCCAGTTAAGGGGGCTCCAGTTCTATTAGCCGGGGGTCACGATTGCCTGAGCAATCGCGGTGCCGTCGATGACCTTGTAGCCATAGACCTGCAGGCCGCGCAGGATCGTGCCGAAGGTCTGCTCCGAGCGGAGCGTCTCGACCTTGGAGACCTGAGAGGCGAAGGTCAGACCGTGGGCATGACCAGCGTAGATGGCCGTCTCACCAGCAGCAAGACCACCAGCCACGCCCGTGGGCAGCAGGTTGGAGGTGTACAGGGTGAAACGGTCAACCATGCCAAGACGGCCATTACGCAGGATCGAGACGCCGTCACCCGACAGGTAAGCCTGACGGAGTTCCGACTGCTTGATGAGCGTAGCAGCCCAAGTGGGCAGAACAACCCAACGGCCCGTCTCCGGGATGTTCTGCTCGTCAAGGCACTGGCCCAGACGCAGAATAACCGAGAGGATATCAACCTTACCGGCAGCCGGAGCAGCGGTGGTGGACAGGGGGCTGGTGGTGACACCGAGGTTGATGTTGCCGGAAATCTTACCGGCAGTCGTGCCACGGTTGAAGCTGTTGGCCTGACCAAGGATACCGGCGAGCACAGCAGTATCAATCGTGATCTTCATCTGCTCAGCAGCGTCATCAGACCACATGCTGAGAAGGTTGAGATCAGACTGAACGTCCATGACGTCGTCGAGGATCGTGTTGAAGTACTTACCCTGATCGACGTTCAACTCGACCACGTTGCCCGTGGGGCGCTGCAGCGAGAGAAGACCATCGGCGCGGTAGTCCGAGATGGTGATCGTGGGCTTGGTGCGAATCTTGACCTTGTCGCCCTGATTCTTGATCTCGCCTTCGTAGTCCGTGTTCGAGATCGCCGCGAGGACGGTCGAAGCGTAGAACTTCTCGACGAGCTTGCCAGACCAGATTTCGGGGATGAAGCCGGTCGAAGCGAGGTTGTTGCTGGTAGAACCAGTGGGGTAGATCGGAGGCGTAGTAGCCGAACCTGCGTTAGGAAATGCCATTGTGAGGCTCCCAAGAGAGAAGATTACCTGATGCGCCCTTCACGTTCCGCTTCGAAGATTTGAGCCTCTATGCGGTCCTTCTCTGCCTCTTTTCCCCGGAACTTTCCGGCGGCGCTTTCGGCATAGAATTTAGCGATCTGAGCACGGGTGAAGATGGGCTTCTCAGCAGGGGCTCCAGAGGCCGCTGCAGTCTTGGCTCTGCCCGGCGCCGCAAAGGTTTGGAGAGACGGTTTGGCGGGAGCTTCTGTCCGGCCTGTCTCTCCCCTTACGGGGTCCATGGCAGCCTCTTCAGCGAGGAAGCCGTTGAAGAAAGCCACTACCCGAGGGGCATCGTTCCGCTCATACGCGGCTTTCAACATCTCATGACGAATAACACCAGAATAAGGGTCTGGCAACTTCAACCACGAAATAAAATTTGGATCGAAGTTGATATCCCGCCAGTTGGGCGTCCGCTCATCGAGCATGGACTCCATCCGGGACCGCGCATCCTGCTGCACATATCCGCCTACACTCTTAAGTCTTTCCTCAAGCTCGGCAATTTTAGACTCGTAGCTTTTGACGATTGGAAGCATCTCTTCCTTCGCCTTTTTACCCACAACGGTAAGAAACTCCGACCCGTAGTCGTTCTCTTCCTCTGGGGTAATGAAGCGCTCGGCGGACATTTCCGATCTGGATTGTGGCGAAGCCGAGACCTGCATCGTGGCGATCACGTTCTGCAGGCTGGTAATCTGGTCGCTCATGGAGCGGAGCTGGGACTCGGCACGGTCGTACCGACCCTTCATCGACTTATATCGGTGCTCCCAAGACTGATCCTCCTCTTTGGAAGCAAGCGACTCAGTAAATTCTTCAGAAGGTTTCTTGGTTTTTGTCTCTGGCTCCTGAGCGGTCTGGGCCTCGGAGGTAGGGGTGGACTCTTCTTCGCTCTCCTCCTGAACCCCATCGTTCTCCTCAGGTTCCAAGTTATAGGCAGCTCTGAACGCAGCGTCAGCACGAGCGGCTGTCGCCTTGATTGCATTAGGAATTTTCACGTTAGGGTCGATTGTACCGGGAACAAATGCTGTCATTTACGTTTCTCCTGTATCTGGTCAGCCGTCTGTCGGCATTCTTGAAATAGCCGAAGGAGGGAGGCGCACTGCTGCGCTCTGCCTTGGGCCACAAAAATGGCGTCAGCGGGGGACGAGACGCACTGGTCACGCCGCGTGTCGGTGAACAAAGAAAAAGCCGCCAAGAAGTCCGACCACTCCTTGGGGGCTACGTTAGCTACTGAAGCTGCTTTAAGGATGAGGTCACGGTCGCTCAATAACCACGCCCCATAAACCGACCCATCATCATGAACGACGGACCCATTGCACCAGCCCCCGAGGGGGTCTTCTTGGCATAGTTATTCATGGAACGCTGCATGGGATCGCCCTTGGTGATGGTCTCCATAGCCATACGGCTGGGAAGAACCTCATCCTTGGACCCCTTACCAACGATCCGAGTAACCTTGTCGCCAATCATCTTGGACTTCATTTTACTCTCCTAGCTCTCGCCTGTGAGGCCGGTATCCCCAAAACCAACGCCACCAAAGTCACTGGAGGGTCGAAGGGCGTCCTTCTTGTACTCTCTAGTGCTCTTAGGGGGTTTTGGTTTCATGGGTCCGGTAACACGAGGAATGGAGACGGCACGTTCATGCCGCTCCAAACTCTTGACCGCACCTTTGATTTTAGTGCGGATCGCCATTAGTTGGACGCCGTAACGCCGGGCTTGGCGGGACGAGCAGAGCCCTTACCAGCCATCTTGCCAGAGCCACCCTGCGCAAACTTGCCGCTGCCACGACCCATCTGAGCAGACTGGCCGGGCACCTGCGTGCCGGTACGCATCTGCGGAGCCATCTTGTTGCTGCCGCCCTTGGCAAACACAACATTCTTAGCCGATTTCTCTTTACCCATAGCCATATCAGTTCTCCTTGCTAACCAGCGCCGCCCGTGATGTTGGTCCTCGGACCCATATCCTGCGTTACGTTGGACCCCTGCTGCGCACCCTGCGCCTGCGCTCCCGCCTGCGCCATGCCCATCTGAGCGCCTGCTGCGGCCTCTTGCATCTTGTTAAGCTCGTCCTCAGTGGGGACAATATTGGCGCTATCAAGCCCAATAGTCTGAGACACCGAGCGAAGAATAGCGGCACGCCCACGAGGGCCAACAATCTGAGCGTCGATGGGATTAGCCGTGATCTGCAGGAACTCAAGCTGACGAGCACGCTGCGTCTCACGCTGGATGGCGACGTTGACGCCCATCACGCGGACCTGCTCCTGACCCGTCAACATGCCAGACTGATCGGTAAGCATGAGCATGTCGAAGAGCTGGGTCAGCAGGGGGTCGAGCACATCGCGATCAATGTTAGCGGCGACCGTCTGCAAGATTTTAGAAGCGTTGCCCATGAGCATGGCAAGCCCAGAAGCCGTCCGCCCAGCACCACCGACACCTTGACCAGAGAGATATTTGGGGATGGCCGACAGCTCATCCGCAAGGTTATTGAACTGCTGGTAGACCCCCAGAAGCTCGTTCGCATTGGACACTGGTTGGAAAAAGCTGATTGGAACCTGAGAGTTATTACCCATAGGATCAGACTGGACGTGCCAGCGCTTCCACGGATACAGCTCTTCTCCATCCTCATCAGGAGCCAGCCGGTCATCGTTGACCACCACCTGAGGGCCGGAGCTGATAGACAGGTTATTGACCAGAGCGCGAAGGGAGGCGTTAGCCACCTCCTGAATGTCGCTGAGGATATCCGGCAAGCCGTTACCCACAGGCGTACCCGGCACCTTCTCAAAGCTCGTGATGAAGTAGGAGTGCCGCTTGCGAGGCGACGGGGCCATCTGAACTTTTATGACGTGTGTGCCTATGAGCCACGCTTGTACGAAGTAATCGCGCATTGGATCAGGAATTTCCTGCTCGCTCATGCCATATTCTAGTAACATCCGCCCTTGTACGTTGCCATGGAACTCCAGACAGGAGATCATCCCCGACCGATTGGTCTGTGGATTCTCCCGGCTCTCCATGACCGCGCGCTCGCTATCGGTGGTGTCCCAGTCATCAGCAATGCCGCCACGACCATACTCGTCGAGCACCGCCCTGACTTCCTCGGTATTGTACCCCGGAAGGTCAAGCAGATCGTTCAGATCGGCACGGGTGACGCGGGTGCGCTCAATGACAGAGGCATCCTCAATGTCTGAGACCCCCGGCGTCCACCAAATATCAAATGGTGACACCCGGTTCCAAAAGAGTTTGGGCTGCTGAGCAATCACAGCCTGCCCGTTCTCCCACACAACAGTGGGGACAATCCGCACTGTCGGCCCCTTGATACAGGCGAAGGGAAACAGTGGAAGGTCAGTGATGAACTCAGCCAGAGCTTTATAGAACCCACCTTGCGTAAGGATTTCATCTATCCGCTCTTCCGCCACCTTGGCCTGCTGGGTGGCGCGCTTCTTAGCCGCCATCCGCGCCGCCTCCATAAGCTGGAGCGTGCGGTCACGGATAACTGTCGGGTCCGGTGGGATGCCTGCCTGAGACATTGCAGCAATCTCGACCTGAACAAGCTGCTGCACGCTCGCGACAATCTGAGGCGGCACGTCCGGGTCTTGGGGAGGAGCAAGACCCCATGGGCGATCTGGAGCCAGATACACATCCCGAAGCAATGAAGACGCCCCACGGCACTTCATCGCAATGATGCGGGCATATACCTCAGACCCACCGAACTTCCTGATCTCCGCCAGTTTTGTGGCGTCATAGTGACCGTTAAAGGCTCGCAGCGCGATGAGCAGGCGTTCCGACCAGCCAGACATGGCGTCATTGCGATGCTGCTTCATCATCTCAAACTGGGATCGGACATACCCAGCGAGGTTAGACATGACCGGCCCCTCAGCTACCTGAGCAGCGGCACGGTCCTTGTCCTGTTTCTGGAGCGCAGTCTCAAGTTGCGCTGGGGAGACGACGCGCAGGACGCCACGTTGACCTAATGTATCCGCCATTAGTCTTCGTCCTTAACGTAACGCGGCAACTTGCTGGAATAGGGTTTACGGTTAACGCTTGCCCCAAACTGATCGGCACGGGCAGCGCCTAGCCGCCCATTACCACCAAGACGGTAATATTTCTCGGGATCAACACCCTTGCGGATTTTGGTTATCGCGCCTTCTGGGCTGCGTATTGTTTCCATCTCATCGTCTTGGTCAGTCTTTACATCGACCTCATCATTTGAGACAGGGCCACCCTTCTCGTAGCGCTTTACGCGCTGTTTAGCAGGCTTTGGCTGGTTCTTCATGTACTTGGTCGTAAACATTTACAATGCCTCCACCGGCTAGGGGGATCGACGTTTCCATGCACGATACAGTATAGTGCCCCTGTTTGACAACCACAGGAGAAACTTTATGGCGCAAGTATCCGTGCCAGACACCCTCATCTCCGAGCATATCCTCATAAAATTGGCGCGAGAGATCGCCATGGACATTCATCCATTGGAAGATATCCTCCGTGACAATGGCATAGACAGTTACAAATGGGAAAATATTCAGGCTAACACCCGGTTCCGTATGTTGCTGGAAACAGAGACCTCGGCATGGGGCAGCGCCCTGAACACCCAAGAGCGCCTCCGCCTGAAATCCGCAGCCGCGCTGGAGGAGTGGCTTCCCGAACTGTTCGCCCGGATGAACGACAAGGATGAAAACCTGAACTCCAAAGTCGAAGCCGGTAAGCTCGTCAGTAGGTGGGCTGGGGTTGGCGGCACTGGCGCGCAGACAACGGAGGGCAGCGAGAGGTTCTCCGTGACGATCAATCTTGGCGCTGACAACCAGATCAAGATCGAAAAAGAAGTCCCATATAAAGTCATCGACCATGAGGAGGACTGATGCCCAACATCAATTACAGCGCACCGCCTACCTGTGCAGCGTTCATGAAGTCCAATAGTTTCGGGCGGCTCATCGCCGGTCCTGTGGGCTCCGGCAAGACCACCGCCTGCCTGTTTGAGATATTCAGACGGTCCTGCGAGCAAGCCCCGGCAGCGGACGGACTGCGTTACACCCGCTGGGCCATCGTCCGCCAGACGCTCAAGCAGCTCAAGGACACCGTGCTCAAGGACATAACAACATGGCTCGACGGCATCGCGCAGTACAAGGTTAGCGACAACACGATCTATATCAGCATCGGAGATGTGCGCTCGGAGTGGCTGCTCATCCCGCTGGACACCCCAGAGGACCAGCGCAGACTTCTGTCCATGCAGCTCACGGGCGCGTGGATGTCAGAAGCCATCGAAATGGACGTCGGCATCATCAGCCCACTGGCCGGTCGCTGTGGCCGTTATCCCGCAGCCAACCTTGGCGGAGCCACTTGGTTTGGCATCATCGCTGACACCAATATGCCCTCCGAAGGCAGCCCATGGCACAAGATCATGGCGA